GTTAACGTCAATGGACAGCCAATTATGGACAGTCCAGTTTCACCCGACCATGCGGGAAAACGTCGAGGCAAAGTAATGCGCCAAGACGTTGCAAACCTACGAACACTGGGTTTGCACAATGGGCGTGCATATGGACTCGCAAGAGCCGGTGCCACCCCTGATTCTGTTAAGCAACTAGCAGAATCTAAAATTCAAAAAGCTTTTGAAAAATCTACCAGTTCGCGTTCGGCGTTACGTAGGTATCATCGTCTTTTGACTGATTTCAATCGAAATAACCAAAAATTCTTGTCGCCCAAAGATGAGTTGTCTGGCCATTCGTTGAAACAGTTTCAAGTGAGGCAAGGTAAAAGGAAAGAAATTTCTACTTTATCTGCCCGTGATTTTTCAGCTTCCATTTGGAAATATCAATTGACCGATGCACCTAAGTTGGTTCAGCCCACACAGATAATTCCCTTTGGTTTCGTTCCCGAAAAAGCAACTGGTTATGCAGCTGCCGCTTCAAGACCTGTCTATGTGACGTCACCCGGCTGGGTTAGTCTTGGGGCTGCTCCTGTTATCCTCAAACAATTGTTTGTTAAGTTTCTAGGGAAAACCTTCTCGTTGCAAGTTAATCAACATGAGTTTATTGTCGATTTGCTTAGTAAGATCAAGAAAATGATTGGCGTCGATGTCAATATTTACTTTGGATCTCGAAAGCTTTTTGACGGCACGATCTCTGATTACAAGATTCCTGATTTTACAACTCTCCATGCTGTCATTCCTTTGGTTGGTGGTGCTCGTACTAAGCGCACTTACCCTAGAGATGATCCTAAAGGCAAAGAAGAATTGAAAGAATTGTTGCCTAAGAAAAAGAATCGCGAGAAGAAGAAGCAACCAAAAACTGATCTGAGAAACATTAAAGGCAATGCTTCTGAGTTGGCTGCTGTGCTTGATCCAAAGAATGTTGAGGCTTTGGACCACAAGCCCCCGGAGAAAAAAGAACCTGTTCTGCCCCCACCTGTCGTTCCACCTAAACCCAAATATGACGATTCGCAAATCGTGCTTGATGGATTTCGACTTAAGATGGATAATTTGGCCTATGGAGTTGAATTTGGTTGTGATGTTATTGATGAATTGAAGAAAGTGCGCAAGTATTTGAGCTACAATTTGTCAATGTACCGCTTGCTTTCTTGGCTGTTTTGTGCAGTTTTCTTCGTTTTGACTTTTCCTTTCGCTTACACTCATGTCTTTTTTCTTGGCATGTTTGGTTTTGTTGAAGATGGTTTGATCCTTCCTAATTTCTATGAATTTAGTTGTTATCATTTAGTTTGTTTTTTAATAAACTTGTGTGTTACATTTTATGTTCTGTTCTTGTGTGTTAAGTTAATTTATGTCGACAAATATTCTCTCTCTATCTTTGATGCAGAACCTGACGATGAATTTTGGTTTCCTAACGGTATGTTACTTACTCGTTATGCTGATCGAGATGATACAGGCAGGTTGGTGCACCATTTTGCCAGGAGTGATTTTGAGATATTATCTGATAACCGGGTCCGTGAAATGCTTGATCAGTATTTTTCGGAGACTCAGGGGTTTAAGCCTTGGTTCGGAGGCATTCAGATGTATCACAAACGACGACCTCTTCCTTTTCTCATGTCATTGTTTAATCCGATGGCATTTGCCAAATCTCGCTTCATTCAGAAGCATCCTTCTATTTCTTATCAGTGGCGATTTCCTGTGGGAGGTGATGACCCGTCCGATGCGCGTGCAGTTTGCGCCGGAATGTCTGAGATAAAGCACCAGAATCCAAGACTCGCAGTTTATCTGTACACATATGGAGTCGAAAACACAACTATTCAGTGTGATAGGGTTATTTCTTTAGCTCAGGTCGCACAGCTGATGTCTCTCCAATGTTTGCAGTCTGATACTGTCCCTATTGAGGAACTTGATCGCATGGTTGAATTAAATTATCGTAATTTACATGTTGTTAATCTTCCAATGCATGGGAATATGGCTTCTGAAGTGAATCGAAATACAATTGAGTTTATCAAATATTATGTGCGTTATCGTCGTGAAAACAACAAAAAATTTGGTTCTCCTTTAAACTGCCAATCCCCCGTTCGTGGCGTTGCGGCGATCGTGTCTACGCCTACGGCTATCGTGAGAGTGAATCTCATTTGATACCACAATGTGTGGGGGGGATCTTTCCGAATTGTGCTGTCCCTATCGTGATGTCTGATACTTTTAAAATATCTTCATTTCGTGCGACTGACAATAAAAATCGACCTGTTGCTATGGCTTCCTTGGGATGCCATGTTGATGGTGCCGCACTACCTCATCCAGATCTCGCAGACGCTCGCACCGCCTGCGTTGGATCCATGTTTAGGTTCTGCCGTTCTATGCCAAAGGTTGATCGGAAAAAATTTCGCAGGTTTGTTTGTTCCTGGTTAAAAGAAAACATGACACCGTTATCTCCCGATGTGGATCGATCGTTCGAAACTTGGATTAAGAATACCCCTTATACCCAAGCTCGAAAGAAAGAACTCATCGCGAAGTATAACGCAATTGTTGGTGATCCGCTAAATCTTTCTGAAAAATTTTGTCGAGTTAAAAGTTTTATTAAAGACGAAGTGTATCCAACCTTCAAACATGCTCGAGGCATTAATTCGCGTGCCGATGAGTTTAAATGCGTAGTGGGACCTTTGTTTCAACTGATTAGCGACCAGTTGTTCAAACTTCCATATTTCATTAAGAAAATCCCGATACATCAGCGACCTGACTATATTTTAGACATGTTGCAGAAGGTCGGTGAGTGGTACATGACAACCGATTATACTTCATTCGAAGCTCATTTTGAAGCCGACATGATGTATGATTGTGAGTTTCAGTTGTATCGCTACATGACGCAGTTTCTCCCCGAAGGGAAACGGTTCATGGGTCTTCTAATGAGGGTCTTAGCTGGTGCTAACCACATTATTTTCAAAGATTTCAAAATTCAGATTCGGGGGAAGCGCATGTCAGGAGAAATGTGCACTTCCTTAGGAAATGGATTTTCAAATTTGATGTTCATGTTGTATCTCTGTTCAGAGAATGGTAACACGAACGTTAAAGGTGTCATTGAAGGTGATGATGGGTTGTTCACGATGGTCGGAACACCTCCTGATGCGAAAGTGTTTGCAGAATTTGGTCTAAATATTAAGATAATTAATTTTTCAGACATAAATCATGCAAGCTTTTGCGGAATGGTGTTCGACGCTGTGGACAGAACCAATGTTACTGATCCAATCTCCGAGTTGTTGTCCTTTGGGTGGACTACTCGTAGATATTCTCGTTCCAATATTAAGACGCACATGCACCTTATTCGAGCCAAGGCTTTGTCCATGGCGTACCAATATCCTGCATGTCCTATCTTAACTAAGCTTTCTAACAAAATGTTATATCTTACACGTTCGTTTGATGCATTGAGTTTTGTTGGAAAACGGGGAACATCGGTGTTCAATTTGTATGAGCAGGAATTATTCCGCCAAGCTACAGTTTATCTGTCAAAAAATAAACTTGACTTGGAGCCTGGAATTAATACCAGATTACTTGTTGAACAATTGTATGGCATTGCTGTAGAAGATCAAATTTCTATTGAGAAATATATAGATGGATTGACTGAGATAACTGTTCTTAATCATCCAACAATAGATAAGTACCTAAAGAAAGATTGGATTGACTACTACAATACCTATACCATCAAACTTGGTCAGACTGTCGACGCGGACAATCTGGACTTGATGTGGCCTGCTGTGCGAGAGCTTGCTACGTTTTAATTTGATGTGGTCCCTAAGTGTGGTTCACGACCAACACCACGAGGGTTAAATATGTG